GGGCAACTGCCGTGAAGGCTCTAGAGAAGTTTAAGAAAACTATCTCTGAGCCCTTTAACGCGGACCCTGAATTTATTAATTCATTGAGGTACCACGCTTTCCGAGTCGGGCAATTCTGCAAAAGCAGGGCACCCGACAAGGTACCAGATGGTATAACACACTTTAGTGTGACATCATCCGGTTCAGAGAGCTGCCCCATTAGTAAAGGGGGCAACGCTGCTGCAACCTTTGAAGCCCTCAAAAGAGAGATGACAGAGGTTCCTGAAGAGGACTCGGTGGAGGATACTCCATTTGGTCCCCTTATCAAGAAGGAGGGTGTCCAATTATGGAAGACGGCCTATCGGCCGGAAGTCCCTGCATTCTTTAGACCACAAGGTCAATTCGGTGCTGAGAAGGAAATATCCCCACTCACACACAGAATTATCTGCGGCTTCGATGAATACACCGGAGAGCAGATACGGTATGTAGCTTGGAAAAATCTTCCCAAACTACCCACCGTTCGCGGCGAAGTCATCCCAGAGATGGGTGACAAAGGCCGTGTTGCATCGTGCGGAGACTATTGTCTCGGCCCTTTGCAATCACCAATTTCTCATTTAATAAAATGGTATCTTGGTTTTCACCCTTCAGCGAAATCTTCGCTTCAGAAGTGTGACCAGGCTTGGGAAAGCCTGAAAATCCTGTGTAAGGTTAAACATAACCCAGACAGAGATTCCGTCCTATCAACCGACCTGGAGTCGGCTACGGACGCAATCCCTCCAGATGTCGCATTAGCGATCATGAAGGGATTTATTGTAGGGGCCGGGCTATCGCCTGAGGACCCTGCAATTGAGACATATCTCTCAACGATAGGTGAGAGACTTGACTACCTTAGAGATATGGATGAATACGTCCATCTCAAAAGGGGAGTTTTAATGGGTGAGGCAATAGCCAAACCCGTCTTAACTATACGCAACCTATCGGTTGAGCACAAAGCGTTTTGTGACTATCTAAAGATAGTGGACAATCCGCTTGAACCCATGGGAATTCTCTATAGGGAATGGCATGGGTTTCACATCGCCGGCGATGACTTAATAGCTCATGGCCCACGACGTTACCTAGAGTTGATCACGGAAAACCATGAACGCTCAGGTTGCATCATCTCGAAAAGCAAACATGCTATTTCGAAGGTGATGGTAAGGTATACAGAACATATTCTGTATATCCCTAACCTCCGGAACGGAATACCATATAAGGAGGTTAACTCTAACCTTGAAAGGTCCTGTTGGACTGATTCGGTTAAAG